CACTGGATGACGTCCATCACCTCGGGCGGTATCTCGTCGGGGTCTTCCATCGCCAACAGGCCCGCACGCACGGACTTGTCGATGCTCGTCTTGTTGTCTTTCTGCATGAGCTGACGGGCGCGAGGACCGACGCGGTCATACACCCACTGTCTCATTTTGGGACTGCGTACCGACACGAGTTCGCCGTTCGTGACCTCGCGCACAGTGTCTTGTATTTCGTTTGACTCGACGTTGGCGAACCGACGCGCGGCTTTGACCAGATCGCGGTCGATCAGCACACCCTTGTCGTTGATGCGCTCGTTGATGTGGTAGTCGGCGAGTTCAAGAACGCCCAAGTCGCGCATGGCCTTGCTGACCGCCCGCATGGTGCGAACGTCTTGCTCGCAGTAGGCAATCATCTCGGCCATCAGCTTGGGGTCTTCGCTAAACGTGCCGTCTGCGCGCGGTATAGAGAGCTGACGGATCAACTGCGCGCCGCGATGGTCTTTCTTCATCTGCGAGCTGACCGCGCGGCCGACGTCCTCAAGCGCGCCCGGCAAGCAGTTCGCGCGGGCCTGTGCTGCGGTGCAGTAGAACTGTTCAAGTGTGTGATGCGTCTCGCAAACATACCACAGGATCAGGCGCTCAAACGCTGCGTTATGCGCGCGTATCTGGCCTCTGTAGTGCATGACGGTGACAGGGAACGGCTGATCTGGCGTCCACGTCCTGACCTCTTCGTCGTCAAACGCGTAGGACATGCACAGCACCTCGGTGCTTGGGTCACGCGCGTAGTTATACACGCCATAGACGGTGAGGTCGCACCGGCTACGCGTCTCAAAATCAAGCCAAAGCATTGTTATTCCTTGTCAGAAAGATCGGGGCGTCAATTTGGTTGCTCAACAAGACACGGCAGAAAGCCAGAAAATTCCGTGTGTGCAACATCCTTGAAGGCTGGCTTAACCGCCCCTAACCTTGATTAGACCGCCGCGCGACGACGACGTGTCGGAGCTGCTGCTTCTTCAAGCGGCAACTCTGGTTCAGCGGCGCTTGTGCCGCCGTCCATGCCGATCCACTTCACGACCTCAAACACTGGCGTGAAGATACGACCGTATGACTTGTGCTGATAATGCTCTTTCTTGAGCTTAACAACAGCAACAGGCTTGGTCTGGTCGGTGTCAACCTGCGTTGCGATTGCAACCGCGAGTGCAGACACTGCGCGCTTGCCACCAACAGACGTTGTTGAAAACCGGCACTCCAGACCTTCGTCTTCGCCGTCAAGGCACTTCAGCGACATGCCGACCTGTGTCTCCCATCCGCGCTTTGCGCCCGGAGGGGGCGCATCCATCTCTGGAAGCGGTGAGGATACAGGGACCATCTTCTCACCCAACACTTCACCTTCGCCCCAAGCAATAACGCCGTGAACGAAAGAGAACGGGTTGATGGCCCAAGTCGAGCCTTCCTGCACTTCGGTCTGGTCAGCGCCGAACACCCAGTGACCGGTCTTGTCCATCTTGAGGATGGCAACACCGCCGGGGCCGACGTCAGTCTGAATGGAACGAAGCGCATCTGTCAGGCTTGCAACTGCCGGAAGACCTGCCGCAGAAAAAGTCGATACTACATTAGACATTACTACTCTCCTAGTTTACCAAGGGCCGCAGTCAACTGCTTCCCGATGTTTAACACAGCCGGTCGAGGATCATCCTCGGTTGCGAGTGTGCTACCCGACGATATTGCGATAACCAAATCGTTCGGTAAAGGGATACGCTGTTTTTTCAACAGTGTTTCCGCTTTGGCCGGTGAGATCAGGCTTGTCTCAACAACGTCAGATTCTTTCAGATGTTTGAAGAGCGCAACTTTTGCGAGTTCTTCATCCACCCATTGTCTTGTTGCGCGCTTCGGTACGAGCTTCCAGCCCGTTACAGGTATGCCTTTTTCAAGCATCTGCTGCGCGAGTTTGTGCAGGTCTTTCGACCAGTCTTCAAGGCGCTTCGCCATGTGCAGGTAGTGGCCGAGTTCGTCCACGTCGAGCGCTTGGAGGGTCGTCACAACCGCGCGGTCCACATCACCACGCATGATCGGGCAGATCGGCTTTGCCGCGCAGAAACGGCAATGCGAGCCTGACTTGAGCGGGGCGTCGGGTTCTTGTGCGATCCTGACAGCGCGTTTTAGATCACGCTCAAAACGGTTCAGACGATCTGGCGTTGTCACCCAACGCGACATCCCCCGCGTCGGCTGTATGATGATGCACTCGATTTCCGTCGCGCCTTCAAAAATCCACTTCGCGGCTTCTGTGCGCCGCGCTGCTGCGGCGTAGAACAAAAGCTGCGGGTTCTCTTCGGCTATGACGGCAACTCCGTCTCCAAACTTCCAATCGACCACATACGCGCGGTCGCCGACACGGCCAAGGACGTCACAAGACCCAAAAACGTCAGGAATATGGCTGCCAAAAGATACGCGTGTTTCAACCATCAGCTCCATTTGACCGTCAGGGTCAATCTGCTCGAACATCATGAGCGCGGGCAGAAGTTTTTCGTCATACAAATCATCTGTCAGCACGATGCCGTTGTACTCTCTACCAATGAACTTTTTTGGTTCAAGACCGTCTTGCATGATCTCGGCTACGACTTCGTGCAGCAGTGTGCCTTCGTCTGCATAAGAGCTTGACTCTTGCGGCGGCATCTTCTGAACGAGCGCCACCGACCCCGGGCAGTTCATCACGCGTTTGGCGGTTGATCCGCCGACGATATTACTGTGTGCCATTACTTTTCCCCTTACTGTTGAGACGTCCACATAAAATCATGCCGTGCGGGTTGTCAAACATTATCTTACGGATTATGTGGACAACATGCTAGAAAAACACGTCGAGAACTATTTCAAAAAGCGCGTCGAAGAGATTGGCGGTCGGACGTACAAGTTCACGTCCCCCGCCCATCGCGGCGTTGCCGACCGTATTGCCTGCTTGCCAGATGGCTCGACATGGTTTGTCGAGATCAAGACGGTTGGCGGCACGATCTCGCCATTGCAGCGCGCGTTTGCTACGGAAATGTTCAGATTGAAACAGAACTATACAGTTTTATGGTCAAAGGAAGATGTAGACGAATGGGTAAAGTCCTTGTCGCTTGCGAATACAGCGGTCGAGTAAGAGACGCTTTTGCGGCGCTAGGCCACGACGCCATGTCGTGCGACATGCTGCCAACTGACCGCGAAGGCAAACATTATCAAGGTGACGTGCGGGATTTGTTGGCAATGCCGTGGGATTTGATGGTAGCGCACCCGCCTTGCACGTATCTGACCAATTCTGGCGTATGCCATTTACACACCGATCCGACGCGCTGGGCGCTTTTGGACGAAGGCGCGGCGTTTTTTAAGCTGTTGCTTGACGCGCCGATACCGCGAAAAGCTGTGGAAAACCCTATAATGCACAAATACGCTAAGGAGCGGATCGGCGGTGTAAAACAGACGCAAGTCATTCAGCCCTGGATGTTCGGCCACAAAGAACAAAAAGCTACGTGTTTGTGGTTGACCGATCTGCCGCCGCTTACGCCAACAAACGATGTTAAAACAGAAATGCTGGCGCTTCCAAAGCGCGAACGCGAACGGCTGCACTATCTGTCGCCTTCGGCAGATCGGTGGAAATTGCGAAGCACAACATATCAAGGCATCGCTGACGCTATGGCGTCGCAATGGGGGCCGTTGTTGTGAATTTACGGCCTTACCAAAACCAAGCCGCTGACTTCCTGTTTGAGCATGACCGCGCGATGGTTCTTGCGCCGGTTGGGGCTGGCAAGACAGCGCTGACGTTGACCGCCATACGCGACATGATCCGCGACGGCCACGCAAGCCGCGTGCTTGTGTTGGCTCCAAAGCGCGTTTGTGTAGACGTCTGGCCGACCGAGTGCCGCAAATGGACGCCAGAGCTTGCCTTGTCGGTCGCGGTCGGGACACCAAAGCAACGCAAAGCGGCGCTTGACGCCCCGACGCACATCATGGTGGCAAACTATGACACCCTGCAACAGTTATCCACAGAAAAATTAAAGTTTGACATTATTGTGTTTGACGAGTTGACGCGGCTTAAGAACCCGTCAGGCGCTCGGTTTAAGGCGCTCGCCAAGGTGATCGACCAGATACCGATCAGGTGGGGATTGACCGGCAGCTTTACGTCAAACGGGCTTGAGGACGTGTTTGGTCAGTGCAAGATCATCGACCAGAAGCTGCTAGGCCGATCCAAAGGCGCGTTCTTGCAGCAGTACTTTGTCTGCGTGAACCAAGACTTTAACGACTGGGAGCCGCGCAAAGGCGCGCTTGAACAGGTCATGGCGCGCATCAAGCCCGCTACGTTCGTGCTTGAGCCGGGCGATTACAAGGACAAGCTGCCCCCGCTCCACGTCGTTGAGACGCGCTGCGACATGGACATGACCGAATATGATGACATGAAACGCAACTTTGTGTTGGAATTTGAGGACACAGAAGTCATCGCTGCCAACGCCGCTGTGGTCACATCAAAGCTACAGCAGATCGCGTCGGGGTTTGTATACGGAGACAAGACCAAATGGATCAGTACGCACAAGTTTGATAGGCTTGACGAGTTGTTGGACGAGAACCAACACGCCAACACAATCATCGCGTATGGCTACAAAGAAGAACTGGCCGAACTCAAACGACGTTATCCACAGGCAAAGACGCTAGACGACGACAAGGCTGTGGATAAGTGGAACGCAGGCGAAATACCGCTGCTGCTCGTCCACCCCAAGTCGGCAGGGCATGGCCTCAACCTTCAGTTTGGCGGCAGTCACATTGTGTTCTTGTCGCTTCCGTGGTCGCTAGAACTTTACGAACAGACTGTGGGTCGTCTGCATCGCGGCGGGCAGAAGCACGACGTTTGGTGTTATGTTTTCTTGACGAACGGAACCGTGGACGAACGCATCTGGGCGGCGCTGCACGACAAACGTAGTATTTCCGACGTGGCATTAGAGGCTTTGAAATGAAACTGAACTGGCGAGAACTAAATCGGGTCATTAACGACAAGACCGAGAACGAGCTGAAAGACATGCTTATGGAGGAGTTTGACACCCTCAAACGCGTGACTGTTCTTGAACGTCTGCATCAAAGGTTCACCACACTACGGGCGCAGCGCGAGCGCGAAGAGTTGCTGTCTGGCGCGAAGCGCAAGACCAGACTTATGTGAGCGGGTAGTCGGCCCACGGAAGCTGATAATGCGGTCCATCAACCAAACTTTTCCAATCACCACCCCACTCAAGCGGAATGTTAAGTTGCTTTGCGGCGTCTTTCATAACGACAGCCAACGCAGAATAGAGCGGCCAGTCCCACCTGATCTCGCTGCCAACTTTGACCGCTAGATCGACGGCATGGCCTGTCAGGTGGCGCGAGCGCAGGGTCTGGGACGCGCCTGCGGCGAGAAGCTGCTTCTGACGCGCTAGCGTGCGGAGACCCTCTGTCACGATAAAGACGTTGGGCGACAGTTCAAACGCGCGCCTGACGACCCGCACAAGGTCTTCGTGAACACCTTCAAGGCGTTTCAAAGAGCGCGCGTCAAGCTGTTTCATTTGGCCGCTACACCTTTTAGTTTCTCGTAGGTGCGTAGCCCGCCGAACCCGAGCATGGCAAAGATCAACTCAAACAGCATACCGTCGAGCGTTGGGAGCGACGTCCACCCAAGACCGACAAAGATAGGCCGTAGGATAAAATGATACGCCAGACCGCCTGCGCCGATCCAGCCGATTGCAGGACGCCACCCCGACACGAACACGTTTGAATTTGCGGCTTCTGCCGTGTTGATCTCGGCCTGTTTGGCGTCAAGCGCAAAGAGCGCGTTACGCAGTTCGGCCTCGGCCTTGATCTTGGCGTCAGGGTCCGCAACGAACTTGTCAAGGACTTTTATGCCTGCGGCTACTGCGTCACCAATACCAAACATCACTTGTCCGCCTTGTTTTCAAGTTTGTCATAGATGCGCTGGAACATGTACTCAATATGCTCCATGCGCTTATCAAGATCAACTTTCAGAACATATTCTTTCGGCAAGCTGCTCTCAATCTCATGCAGATCGGCGCGCAGTTCTTTGACCGCGCCCCATACTTCGCGCGCAAACCAGCCGCCGACACCCATAGTGAGACCGAAAGCGTAGTTGATGAGTGTTTGTGCGTCCATTATTGACCTGCAAGGTTGTTCTGGTTAGGCGGGGCGAGAGCGTTAATTGCTGACGGCACACCGGCATATGCCGGTGCTGTAACAGTGCCAAACTTGCGGCCTGTTTGGCGTGCTTTTATTGCAATCGCTTTTTCAATCAGATCGGCAGCTTCGTTAAGGCGTTTTGGATCGCTTAACACCTCACCAAGGTCTTGCGCGGCTTTTGTTGTCAATCTGCCGGTAACACCGCGAAACACTTCCATAGGGATACGGTAGGTCCAATTAAGAAAATCTATGCCCTGCGGTGCTGGTGCGGGCAACTTAAATTCTTTTGCTTTTGGCGTCGCCGCGCGCGCCTCAAAATCCGCCCGCCGCCGCGCAATTTGAATAGCGTCACGAAGTGCTGTTAAATCTTCTGCGGACGTAGCTTTAACAAGTTCATCAACGCGCGCAGTCACTTTTTCCGCCGATACACCTTCCGGCAGTTTTTTAGCCGTAACCGCGCCACGCACGTCAACAACACGCGCTTCAGGCGCAGAAATCCGAGCGGTTTCGTTCTTAAGCGCGGTAAATTTGTTGCGTAAACTAAGACCGTTTGCGTCAAGTTTGTCAATTTGCGCGCCGTATTTGGTCAAAAATTCATCAACAGCGTCAACGTCAATTTTGCCGTTTTTAATCGCCGCTTTGCGGAACAGCCCTTCCATACCTTGCCGAGCGTAATTCATAGCTTCGGAGTTGCTGCCAAGCATAGCAACAAATTGGTCGGTTTCTGTTGGCCCAGCCATAAATTTAGTTATAAAATCTTCTGGCTTTATGCGGTTTTCGCCCTGTTTAATTTTAAACAAATCAAACTGAAGACCGTCTTTGAACCGCCGCGCATATTGATCCGCATAAGTTTTAAGGAAATCTTTATACGCAACAATAGCGTTTTGAGGAAGCGTCGCGCTGTTTACAACAGCTTCATCAAGTTTTTTATGTAGTTTCATAAGGTCGCTGTAACCTAAAGCATCGCCATTTGCTTTAGTTTTTGCGGCCTCTCTGTTGATAGCCGCACGCATTTCGTCAATATCTTGCAAAGTAGCTTGATTGTTTTTAAGGTTGCTTATGCGTTTAGCAATAGGTGTTGCCCCGCTTACGCCGACGCTGTCTATAACTTTTTCAGCTTCAGAAACAAATTCAGATAGATCAGTTGTTTCGTTACCACCTAGGCGTCTGTACTCATTAGCTTTAGGGTCAATAACCTTTTCGCGCACGTCCTTCTTTTCTTTTTCGGCTATTTTTGTAAGTTTTGCGCCAATATTTTGTTCGTCTGGCGCAGCGACAACATTAGCAAGTTTACGCGAGCCTTCCGCTGCGCGGCCTTCCGCAATATTTGCCCGCGCTGTGAGAAGCGCATCTTGAGTTGCCGTCGCATCTTTAGCAATCTGAGAAGCGTGCTTTTCAAGTTCTTTTGTAAATTGCGAAAACGGAACGCTGCCCGCAGGAGACGCCGCTTGACCTGCACCTTCAACACCGCTTTTGCTTGCGCGCAACGCACTAACAATGTCTGACCCTTGCTCACCAACGGCTTCACCAAGCCAATTCATTTTAGGGCGAAAAATATCTTGTACTATGTTTGCGCCGCCTACAAGCATATTGCCCGCGCCTACTATCGGCTTGGCCGCCGCAGTTATCATGCTTGGGCCTGCTGCAATATCGGCTACGACTTGCGCGCGTTCACCAACGTCGCGTCCAAATGTGCGCGCTAGCGGATCGGCAACAAATGTCTTGGTAAGGCCGGAAAGTGGAGCAAACGCAATGCCCGCCCCGCCAAGCAAATTTTGCCCCGCGCCGGTAACCACGTCTAGCGGACGCCCGCCGGATAAGCCCGCCATAAAACGCTCGCTGCCAGCTTTTCCAAACTCAGCCGCCTGCTGCGCCATTGTGCCAATGTTTTTGCCAACATCAAACGGACGAACAACGTCGCCTAAAATTTCAGGTGCGTTCTTTGTTCGTTGGTAAAACTCTGTCTGTTCAAACCCCGACGGCGCGCGCGGCGCAGGCATACCGTCAGCAGGCGCGCCACGCTCCGCAACCATCTGATTAAGACGAGCTAGCTCGGCGTTTGACTCTTGCTCGCGTGTTGGCGCGGGGGCGGTTTTACGACCGCCATCAATGCCGGTGATTTTTTTACCAAAATCTTTTGCCGCGCGCGCTTCAACATCCGCAGGAGTAATGTTATCCGGCGCGTTTTGATAAACCGCGGTAGTGCCATCATCAAACGTAAGAGTGATTGTGCGCGGCATGTAATTTTAATCCCAGTTTAACACAGGTACGCCAGACGGTGTTGTAGTCGAAGCGCCGCTCTTAGTTTCGGCACCGATTTCTTTTGGAAGGTCACGGAATTGCGGAAACGGATTATCTTCGCCGCCATACTCACGCGAATACCGGTCGCGCACAGTGTTAGCAATACGTTTCATAGACGCTTCAGCTTTAGCTAATTGGCGTTTCACATCTTCTTCGCCCGCTACTGGGTCAATTAGAGCCACTTGCTGTCTTAAATACTCATATTCTTGTACGGCGAGGTTGCCGAGTTTTCCGCTCATAGACGCAAGTGTACGGCCAAGCCCCCCAACCTTATCTCTTATCTCGGTTAAAGTTTTTTCTGCGCGGATTGTATTTGCTTTAAAAGAGGGGAAATACGACTGGTAGCCAGTCGCACCGCTTATATCGGCATTTGTAAGATCTTTAATATCCCGCTCAATATCTTGTACGTAGCGCAGAGTTTCTGTCGCCATGCCAAAATCGTCCGATGTTCTGGATTTAAGCTGCATTTTTTGATTTTCAGTGAGACCGCCTTTAGGCGCGGCCTTAACCGGTTCTCCGGCAGCAGCAGGCGCACCGGCAGGCGCACCGGCAGGTGCGGCCATTGTGACAGGGCGAGCAACACCGGTGCTTTTATCAAGCAAAAGCATATTACCCGCTGCGTCTGTAACTGTTTCAGTACGCCCAACCGGTTGTGCAACTAACGATTCATAGATTTTGTCCGGCGGCGTCGCCAAAATCTGTGCTACGCCTTGCGGGTTTTTCTCCGCAAAATCCATCATCTGTTCTGGCGTCATGGCGCTAGACAAGAGTTTCCCCGCGACAGGGTGCTTGAGAAGCACATCTACCGCCGCTCGCGCAGGCATTGCGCCGCTAGCGATGTAAGGCGCAAGCACGGACATTTGGTCAAACGCATTGGCAAACTCAGCTTTATCGGCTTTCGCGCCTTTTTCGCGGCTTTCAGCCGTAAAGCCGGGAAGTTTAGCCTTTGATTCTTCGCCCGCAAGTTGTTCTTTTTGGAGCTTGGCAAGCTCTTCGGCTTGAGGCACAAACCCACGACGCAGCAGCTCGTTCTGGATCGGCGCATAAGGGTCGTTTGGCACGCCTGTACCGCTATAGCTCATGCCGCGTCGCCCCGTAACCGCAGGTGTTATGCCAAAATTACCTAGAATACCTCGGTACTCGTTAAGACGACGACGTTCATTAGCCGCTTGAGCGGCAGCTACGCGGCGGTTTTCTTCTTCACGGCGACGATCTTCCATCGTGTTCTGCATGAGGAGCTGGTTACGCATCATCTCTTGCTGAAGCGCCTGCGTACGCATGGCGTTGTATTGCCGTGTCGCGGGATCAACAGGCTCCGCAAACTGCGGCATCTGGACTTGGAGCGGGATTGAAGTATCTAAAGGCATTTTTAACCCCTATTCGTCAAAGCCATAGCCAGAACTAGGTGTACCCCACCACGTCTGGCCGCCATACGGTTGCGACGACGGCAAATTCATGTAATTTCGATACGCCCCGCCCAACGCCTGATTAAGTGCGTTCGCGCCGCCGACATAACCTGACGCGCGGGCGTTAGCCCCCGCCATCGTGGTCTCACCTGCGTTTGCGGCGTAGTTTTGCCCTGCGGTTCCCACATTGCCTGCGGATGTCTGCGCCTGCCCGAGCAAACTCTGGAGCGGGTTCAGCATCTGGTTGCGCTGTGTGTAGTAGCGGTTGAACGCGTTGTTGTACTCGTTTGACGCATAGTCCTGACCGTAGCGCGTAGCTTCGGAAAGCGCGCGGCCCGAAAACATACCGCCACGAGCCGCAGCGGTTTTGTTGAGCGCGTTGATGCCTTCGCCGAGACGAAACTGATAGCCTGGTTCGGTCGGAAGGTCTGCGCCGGTAAACGGCTTCATGCCCGCGCCGTACCCCGGCGCGTTAGGATCGCCGCCAAGCCCGAGGTAGTTTAAAAGCGACTCTTGGCCTTTCAAACCCGCTTCGTAAAACGGCTTCTGAAGTTCCAGATTTTTCTCGTACATTTCACGCTGAAGCGCGGTCGCCTTGTCAGCGGCCTTGGCTTGCGTGCTTGCTGCGCGGCTTGCTGCGTTTGATGCCATAGCGCCGCCAATAATCGGGGCGGCGACAGAAGCAATGGCTGCAATAGGCATTAGTTTAACTCCATTTTGTAAACTTTATACGGTAAGCCAAACGTCTCCACGGCCATACCCGTAGCTTTCATACCCATCATCCGCGCATACGCACCGACATGTTTAAGGTCCGGCGGTATTTTTGTCCACAGCATAGTATCACCGTTTTTTCGCGCAAAATCAATCATAGCTTCTGCCGCTCTAACCGCCCATTTACCGCGCCCCGAAGGGAGAATAAACGTATGAACTTCATGCACGTTCGGCGCTGACCAAACCAACCCAAACCCGCCATGCTCACCCAACAAAAACCAATGCTCGGGGCGGGCGGCGGCGTCAGTCAAATCAATTTCGCCAATCTCCAAAGGCCCAACAAACGGTCGCACGTTAGGATCGTTGACAATCAGGTTGATAAGCGCCGCGTCGTTGATGCGCGCTAAAATCATGCCTGTTCGTCGGGTTGTTGTTGTTGTTGCGCGGCTTCAATCTCGGCAATCTCTTCCGGCGTAAGCGGTACAATCTTGACTTCGCCCGTCTGGACGTCCACGACAACGCGTTCCATGGTTCACTCGTACATAATGTTGACGCTACCGGCATCAAACGTGTTTGTGCTACCAACAGTTGTAATACGAACTCGGTCAAGCGCGCCGGACAAAAGCAAAATGCCGTTTCCGACAAAAGAGTTTCCGCCAAGCATGTCTGAGCCTACAAAAGACGAGACCCAAAAATTGCCTGTTTGGTTTACTATTGTTAAGATTCCGCTATACCCCGATCCAGCAGCTATCCCAGTCGTCGCCATTGGAAAGCCCGTCGTAATTACGGCAGATGCAACAGTTGACAAGCGAATATTGCTCCCTGTTCCTGAATATCCGCTAGTCGTAAAAGACCCTGACCCAACTTGGCAAATATGGTTGTTTGTGCCGTTTGTGGATATTTCTTGGGTTATGACCGTAATGCGTTTTACCCACGACGGAAGGTTAATAAAATCAACTGATGTACCGCTTGCGCTAGCAACCGTTGCTGTTTGAAGCCCATTATAGACTGCCCCTTGCGGGGCGGTCATACCGGCAGAGCCGTCAAGAGTTAAAGGCATTGTTTAGCTCCATGCTCCTACGGATGTGTTTGCGCCCGTTGTGCCAATCGGGTAGATCATAAAATAAGAACCTATGGCGGTGGAGTACGCCCCGCCCGGCGCGGCTGACAGAATGTATTGCGGTATGAACGTACCGCCGCCGCTGACGCTGACTGTGCCTTTGACTTGCAAAACGGCGAACGCAGTTGCGTTAGAAACATTACCCGTAACACTTGTCGCCGTGGTGCTTGTAGCTAAAAGATTCCCGTAATTGGCTGAGGCTAGGCTTGTACTTGATGATGTGCCTGTAGCATTGTACCCGATGTTGTTAAGCGTCGCGGTGCCGCCGAACCCCGTACCTACGGTGTGCGCGCTAGCGCCGACTGTTTTAGTAAACAAATACACGCCTTCAAACGCGTATGTTGTCGCGGTTGCCAACGTCACGCCGACGCCGAACACGCTCTGCGCGGTGTTGACGTTTGACCCGACATACGCTGCGTTGAGGCGGTAATACTGCGCGCCTACGATCACACCGCGCTGTGTACCCTGCGCGGTGCTGTAGAACGATTTGCCATCATACTCCACCTGACCGACTGTCGGTGTGGCAAGAAGCGTGTCTGCGGTAAGAACGATAGAGGACATAGGTTAGCTCCAGTTACCGACAGACGTGACTGAGGTTGTGCCGAGCGGTGTAATGCGGAAGTAAGACTCAACGCCGACAACTGCTGCTGCTGCAACACCAAGCGACACCTGCGGTATGACCGTGCCGGCAACGGTGACACTTATGATACCGTTAATGCTTGCAAAGCCTGTCGTGATTGCGTTGGCCGCTGTCAAGCCTGTGTTGGCTGCTGTGTTGTAGGAATAGACTAGCGGGTTCGTCGTTGCCGTGTCGGTCAACGCGGATTTACGCGCGTTTGCTGCCCAATACTGCGATATGGTGGCCGTGCCGCCAAACGCAAAGCCGAACGAGCCGGACGACCCGCTCATAGCGCTAAGGCTATAAAAACACTCAAACCGATACGTGCCTGTGGTCAGCGTCACCTGACCGTTGGTCGGCACGTTGAACATCGCCTGCGCCGCCGTCTGAGAGACGAGCGTATAGGGTGATTGCAGAATGATAAACTGTTCAGTCGGGATAACGCCGCGCTGCGCCGAGGTTGGCGTAGCGTACATTGCCACACCATCATACTCAAACGCGCCTGCGGTTGTTGTGGTAAGCGGGTCGGAAGTCAGAATAAGTTGAGACATTACAGCACCACCCAACGTGAGCCGGACGAGACAGTGATAACCACGCCCGAGTTGATAGTCAAAGGACCAACCGAGTTGGCGTTCTTGGTCGCAGGGATTGTGTAGGTCGCCGTAACAACTTTGTCGTTCAAGTTGAACACCGCGTCCGAACCGCCGCCCGTCGCACCGCCGCCGATAGACCCCCAGTTGGAGTTGCTATAGCCTTCAAACGTAGCGAGCGTTGAGTTGTAGCGGATCATGCCGTTAATAGGCACGTCTGTGATTGTTGTAGACGCAACGGTCTGTGAAGGTGTAACTTCGTATGTACCTGCGCCGCCTGTGCCGGTCAAAAACTTCGTGACCCGCGTACCTGCGGTAACGCTTGCCCCTGTGATCGTCGCGCCAACGTAGAGCGCGCCTGTAGCCACAGACGACATGGAGAGCGTCGTGCCTGTGATGGAGCCGATGCCCGAAAGAGCGCCTGCGCGTTGAGCTGTCGTGCCGACAGGGATTTTGAACTGGCCTGTGCTGCTGCCGTAGAGATAAGACCCGACCGTGACCGAGCCTGACGCGTTAAGCGTGCGCCCGCTGATGTCGCCTGTGGCCGAGATTGTCTGAAACGTCGTCGTGCCGGTAAACGCCGTGTTCGGGTCAAGCAAGACCGTACCGGTTGCGGCAGGGAACGTGATCGTGTTCGCACCTGCAACAGGGACAGTCGTCAGGTCAACATAGCCTGACGTTGAGCCGTTAATGCGAAGCGACGTGATGCTTGACGCAGGCACACCAGCGATGTTGTCGTATGTGCCGAGGGTCGTGCCGGTTGAGGTCTTGATAATAAACTTGTAGTTGACGCCCGTCGTTAGCCAGACTTCACTAGCTGGGCGACCTGCGGCGTCAAGCACAATCGGGTTCGTGTTGGCGACCGCCCCTGTGTTGTCCGTGTAAGTCGTTTGTGGCGTCGTTGTGCCTGCGGCATAGGTATAGATCAGGCCACCCGTCAGCGGGTCGCCGTTGTTATCAAAGAACTGCCAACCTGCGCCAGCGAGAGGGGAGAGAATAACTGCCATATTCGCACCTTACATTGATTTTTGCCGCTACACAATCTGGTAGGTAACGGTAAACGCGTAAGTAGTTGAAAGTGTATCTGTAGCGCTAAAACGAAACTCAAGTTGACCGCCCGCCACGTCAGCTACGATTGCGCCTTGCGCTGTGCCGCCTGCTGTCGTAGTCGCCAGTGTGCCTGCCGCCTGCCCCGCCGACGTAAAGCCGCTCGGGACGGGAAGTGTCATTTTAAGATTGCACGCGCCTGTAGCTACGGCTTGTATCACAACTGTACCGCTGACGGTAACTGTACTGTAGATTTGCGTGTACTGACACGCCTGCGCGGTGCTTGATGTGATGTTGGTTGTGTTGGTCAGCGTCGGCGTGTACGTACCGCTGTCAATCGTGTTCAGGTTCTGGAAGAACCGAAACCATGCCCGAGACACCAGACTGCTGTCTGGCTCCAGTATGGCGACATTGACGGTCGGAATGCGGTTTGCGCTAGGCACGAGTCGGACTCATGATTAGATTGGCCCCAACGATAGAGATTTTTACAGGATCAGTACCAGACAATTCGTAGATGCGGTCGCGCAGCTTGAGCGTCATGCCAAGCCGACGCCAGAATGTACGCGTGCCGTATGCGCCGATTGCGCCCATAGACGACCAATGCTCGTTTGACCACGTATGCCCGCCGTCATCCGAAAACCTTAGCATGATCTGCGGATCGCTACCCTGCCCGAGGTTCAGCCCCACGCCTGTCTCGGCATCAAGCTGAAGACTGTGTTGAGCCGTACGAGCAAGAGTGTTTTGGCCCTGCGGAAGCGCCCGCCACGACCGCAACCACCGCTGCGGCTCGTCGTCGTCGGTGTAATCCGTCAGATCAAACGCATAGATGCGCCCGTCGGTGTAGTCGCCGACGATGATCTCGTGGTTGAACGTCATCTGGCAGTTTGACCGATGGCGGTTGTACCGTCCGTTATCCCACGCAGCGCGTTCGTGCCACGCCCCTGTAGACACGTCAAAGACCCATGTCGCGTTGGCTGACGGGAAGGTCAGCACGTAGAACGCATGGCCGTCCTGTTGATAGGTGTAGCCGATGGCGTCCGAGATGTCGCCGTACTGCTGAATCTGCCACTCAACCGCGTGAGTTGAGACGCGTTGTCCAGTGTAACCGTTCGTGCGGTAGACAATGCCTTCGCCGCGCGCGTCAGCGCCGAGCCAGAACACACCGTTGTCGAGCTTGGCGAGCGAGTATGGTGCAGCGCACCCAATTTCGTTGTACGCACCCTGAATACGCTCAAGCGGGAAGTCAGGGTCGGCCGAGTTGTACCAAACTTCAACCGTGCTTGTGCCGAAGAGCCATGCTTCGCGGTGGTCAACAATAAGCGCAACAAGACCGTCAGGCGAGCCTTCAGCGCTCGCAAAGTCCAACGGATTGACCGACGTACCGTCCAAAAGCTCTGTCACCCATACTTTTTGCGAGTTGGGTTCGTTAAACACAAAGTAGCCGTCCAGATAGCCGACCGTCACCGCGCCGGGGAAATCAGGGTCGGTGATCGGGGCGAAGATTTCCGTCGTCATGTTGAAGATGTAGCCGTCAGGATTGGCCGCAATGAAGATTTGCGTGCCGTTGTCCGTCATGGACACTGGCCCTGTACCGCTAACAAACCCGAAAGCCTGCGCGTTGTAGCTACGATCTATCCGATAGAACGTGTCGCCCGAGATGACATACGCGTAGCTGCCGTTCGGGTCGGGGGACCACAGACCACGGACAGGCCCGCTGCCGAGCGTCGCAAGCCGACGTAAGCCCGGCGCGCGGTTTAAAAATGCTGGGGTCTTGCCTTCCATTGGCAAAATCTCAGGGAACAGATTGACCATGCGGCTATCGGCAGCGTTAACGCTGCGCGCCACATAACTCTGTCCCAATATCGGCGTTTGCATTTAGAAGTTGCCCGCAAAGATGTTGAAGCGTTGGCGAGTTCCGACGATAGAGTACGGCAACGACATAATATCGTCAGGGTTGTTGATGCGCTTCAGGTTGCGCTTGGATGTCATGGCGATACGCGCGACTTGCGGCGTTGGCTCAGTACCGAACTCGGGAGCCATTTCGCAGGCAAGGTTATAGCGGAAGCACCGCAGGTAGCCGGGCGGAAACGCCAATGTTGTTGCCAGATTAGCGGGCTGCGTCAGCTCTTGAACGGACACAATGTGAAACTCCAGTACCTTGGTCGGAACTGGGTACACGTACATCTCAATGTCAGGGTAGGTCATGTTGACCCACAAAACCTGCGGGTATGTGCTTGTGACCGTTTTGACCGCAATACCGTTGTATTGCTGTTGGTTGATGAGCTTCAGGCCGTATGAGATGCCTGTCGCGGGGTCTTTAAAATACGTGCTGTCGTCAATCAGGATAGGGCGGTTGCCGACAATATCGCCAGTCGGGCCGAACGTGCGCGACCGCGTGCTTGGGGGCCACGTCTCAACCTGATCTTGTGTAGAGAAAACGGCTAGGCGCTCGGTGTTCCACGAGTCAATCATCTGGTTCATCGCGTTCAGCGCGTCTTGCGATGTTTCGGCGGATGGCGTCTCGCCTTCTGCCAAAACACCAAGGAGCCTTAAAGAACCATTGATAATATCGCCAGCCGTTGCCATGCTACTCGTCCGATGTCGTGCGCGTCCTTGTACGACGGCGTGGTGTTTCCGCTAAAACATTAACCGCAACTACGGGTTCCGGCAAGGTCTCATCTTCATCGTCGTCAGGGTCGTTCGGGTCAAACCGCGCCCACCCGTGTTGTTCGTCTGCGTCGGCTTCTAATTCCAGTGTTGCGATTTTAGTGCCGTGAACAGGATGACGAAGGTAAATTTGCATGTAATCCCCTTTGAATGTGATGGCGGGGGCCGAAACCCCCGCCAGTTTGCTTACGAGATCGCGTAGAGCGCCCACGCATTATCGCTCGTCTTGCGAGCGCGGAACGAACGAACCGTGCCTGCTGTTGCTGCAACAGTCATAAGACCCTGCGAGCCAGACGAACCGATTGACCAGCCTGTGTTGGTCGTCACTGTGATGACGCCCGAGCTGGAGCCGTTCACGTTGATGACCGTGAAGTCAAACGTGGAACCGGCTTTTGCGTTACCCAGAGCTGCGTCCAGATCAGCCGCGAGCGGGAGCGTATACGCTGCCGCCGACGTGCCGGGCGAGCCAAGGATAATGCCGTTGGTCAACTGAGCAACGGTGAGCGTTGCGCTCGCTGTTGCGGTGGCAGGAACCGCCGCAACCGAGAGCTTTACTTCATTAAGGTTGCCATCATTGTACTGATAGCCGCCGCCTACGGTAGGAATAGCCATTGTCGTATCTCCTCAGTTCAAAAGGTTAGCCCCAGATACGTGCAGCCATTGGCGCACGAATCACGGAGTAGCCGTACAGAACGTCGATACGGCAAGGCATACGGTCATTGTTAATGTCGTACTGACGAACAATACGCATCGAAATGCCGTTGTGGACCTGACGCGACGCCATATCCACGCCCTGCGGCATCAGAAGGTCGGCGGTCGCAAACGTGATCGCGTCTTTCTGATAGACAAGGTTCTGCGGATAGGATGTCGATGCTGCACCGAGAACGGTGACAACTGCGCCCGACTGCGGGAACGAATCAACCGATGCAAGAGCATTGCTTGACGTGTAAATTGCAGGCGAAACGCTGACCGAAGCCCAGTTGCCCGAAGACGCGGTTGCGTCAGCCGTAACAACGAACTGCTGCAAGCTGCCTGTGGACTGACGGGTCTGCGGGTTGACGGCGAAGACGCCTGCAACAGTGAACACGTCGCCAGCCTTGAGTGTGGCCGAGCCGGTGTCGCCGTTGATGGCGATTGTCGAAGCACCCTGCGTTGAGATCGTCGCACCAACCGTGAGCGAGGCCGTAGCCGAACGCGTACCGGTTGTGTGGTTGACGATGGACTGCGACATGGCAACTTCGTTGTAGCCAAGCACGCCCTGACCCATCAAACCGTTTTTGAACTGACGGCTGATTGTGTCGGTCGGGTTGAAGAAGCCCTTCATGCCTTCAACAAGAGCAGCGTTTGCAGCCGGGTTAACGGTTGCATAACGGTTGTCCATTGGGGAGGCGTATTCGTTGAGCTTCTGCTGTGCCTGCAACAGAACGAGCGACGTGCCCGGTGTCGTGCCCGGCGTACCTACTGAAGAGTAGATGCCCTTGTACGAGTTGGCAACATCGTTGTCGATGCTGGATGCAAGCTGCGAAATACGAGGCTTGAGAACACGATCAGCAAAGTCGTCCAACTGCATCGTCAGTTCTGCTGACGTGAAGTTGACGCCAATGTGCTTCTGGGTGGAGACAGTGAGCGTTGTGAACTGCTCGTTGTCATCCTGAACCTGAAGCGCAGCGCCGTCGGTCACAAG